TACCATTGTTTCTATCTGATAGACCCAACTCCACTTCTTTTGCTAAATGTTCAAAACTCATAACTTCTCTATCTCTTGTTTAACTTCAAACCAATAATTAACTAATGGATTAATGTCTTTAGATAATAAATCTATAATCTCATTTACTGCTATTAATGCACATTGTTTAGGTTGTTTATCTCTAAGTGAATAAACTAGATCTCCAAACTCATAATTAAGAAGCTTAAAGTATTTACCTACTAACTCTTCTGCTTTTTGTTGTGGTGTCATAACTTCTCTATTTCTTTCTTAAGTTGTAATAGTTCTTTCTGGTGTTTGTAATTATACACCCCTAGTTTATTGCAATATTCTACAACCTTTTCTAGTGCTATTAATGCAAGTTTCTTACCATTTTCTTTCTCAATGGCTGGACTGAACATATAATGCTCATCTTCTCCACTAGCGTATTTTCTAAATTCATTAAGCCATTGTTCTGCTTCTTGTTTCTTTGTCATATGTCTGTGCTCCCTGAGACTGGTGTATCAATCTCTTGTTTATGTCCTTCTCTAATTAATTCTATGAATGGTTCAAATGTACGTTGATTCAAATATGTTAGACTATTCTGCATAAAGCTCATCTTGTTCACACCAGTCTTGATTGAGTTGTTCACCTTTTGGTTCACCTCAAACTCTAGTGCTTCAATTAGTTCTTTAACAGTGTATTCTCCTTCATCAAGAATCTTGTGCAATTTAATCTTACATTCATCTTTTTTGTTTCTTAGACTTCTAGTACCTGTAAAACTCTTACCATTAATCTTAAATGTATCAGTGCCTGGATAAGCTTTCCACCAAAGATCAAACTCATCATCTGTCTTCTTCTTTCTGACAAGCGTAGTGGTTTCTTCTGTTGTTGTGAGAAACTCTAATACAGCTTTACCAGTGAGTGTTAGTTTATCCTCCACTGTGATTAAACCTTTCCTATAAATGCCTTGGTAAAGAGCCTCCAATTTAGGAGACTCCTTACAAAGACTTTCTAAACATTCTCCTTCTTCAGCAAGCTTCAACAGGAATACTATATCTAATGAGTATCCATTCTTAAGTAGTTGCTCAAAATGGGAGATCTGTATGTTCAGGTTCATTCTTTTTCTTTCTTTTACGTTTATCTACTACAACTATCTCAGCAGGCTGTCTGCCATATAGTTCTTCCTGTTCTGCTCTCTTCTGTTCTTCTAGCAAATATACGAAATCTTTCTGCCATTCTCTCTCCCAATCTTCATTTAATAGATCGATTAGTAAGTCTTTTGTACGTCCCATGATGTGTGATTTTAGTTGTTTATAATAGTTTTTCTAATTCCTCTTTAGCAATTAAGCTTTGCATTGGTGTGTCTGTACCTATGTGGAAATCAATTAGTTCATTAGGACCTATTGGTCTGTATTCTTTCCAATCATATACAAATGCTTCAAAGTCCTGTACCATAAATGAAAAATCATAGTTTGATTTATCTTCTCCTGAGTTATCTACGTACATAGGTTCACCTATTGCTTTAATTAGTTTGTTAACTGTTGTTGTTACTGTTTGTCCATGAAATGAGCTCATAATAATTAAATTTGTTAGTAAATAAAAAAGGGCTCCTTGTGAGAGCCCTGTTAATAATCAATTTGATTATAAATAATCAAATTTTTTCTTTGGTCCCCCTCTCTTCATTTGAGAAGTAAGAGTACCATAAGGAATATTAAAAAATATAGCTGCAATTTTTAAAGAATCAAATTCTTTACCTGTTTCAATATGAATAACTCTTTTAGATAAACCTTTTGAAATCTTAGCTTTTGTTTCATTAGAAGGATTCCAACCAACTTTTTTTCTTCCCTCATATAATCTTTTCTGAGTATCTGAGTTATAGATTCTTTTATGAGTATCACTCATCTTCTTTTTTGTTTCATCAGATAGTAACCCAGAAACATCTCCTACTTTTGGAAGAGATAAATTTAAACCACAGTCTGATAAAACATTATAAAACATTCCATATTCATACTCTTTAGATCTAAGTTCCTCTAATGAACATATTTCTAATACTTCAAGTTTATGATTATCCCATCCATATTTTAAGATACTTTTATATAACTTAACTTGACCTTTACAATGAAGTTTTCTGTAAAATATAATTCTTCTTTTTATATCTACAGAACTACCTATATAGATCTTTCCTGAAGGACTTGTTATTTTATATATTCCTATCATAGCACCTGAAGTCCAAATTGCATCATAAACCATTCAAATGTTTCCTTTGCTTTATTAGTGTTAAATTTAAACACTTTCTTTAGTACAGGAATAGCATATGCTCTGAATTGTTGATATTGTTCTGGTGTTAATGACCAGCCTACAATCCAAGTTTCATCCATAATAGCATCCATTTTAGTCTTACCAATAAGATTGAATTGGTATTCTAATAGATGCTCTGCTACATTTAAACGATTTATCTTCTTCATAACAATAGGATTGCTTGTTTAACCTCGAACCAATGAGTTAGCTCATCAGGATGTAAATCTGGTGTACTTAATCTCTGATCCAGCATAGCAATAGCATATGTTTTAGCAGATGTATATCCTTTACTACCATAAGTTTGGTTCATTAGATTATAGTAATCATCTACAATCTCTATAGCTTGTTCTGTTGGTTCTAGTTTTTTCATTTTATTTGTTTATGTTCTTTCCAATCTAGATAGAATCCTATAGCTACAAGTATATTCATTCCAAAGGATGCTAATATCTCTACTAAATCATCATATATATTTAATGATAAATGTACATGACCTAACATCCAGAATGGAACAGTTAAATTGTTAGCTATCCATCTTATTGCAAAGACAATGAATTTCACACTATAATTCTTCTATAATACCAAACAGTTCTGCAAAGATGAGTAATACACCTGCAAATACTATTTGATCGTTAATTAATGTAATACCAGCCATAACTCTTACAGCTGATTTAATAATGCTTGCAACAAAGTGCAAATTTGTTTTTGATTCTTTCTTTTGCATAATTAAAATAATGAAATTTGGTTAGGAATAATAACAACCTTACGCTTTTTGCCTTCTAGTTGTATCTTACTCACGATTCTGTTAGCTTTCTCTATGTAATAATCATAATTGATATTAGACATATCATGATCCTTGGTAAGATGGTTACAAACTGTACACAGCCACTCACCAGCCTCAACTTGACTAACAGCTGCAGCATTAGTATCACAATCTTCATTCTTTATCTTCAGGAGTTTTTCTCCTGTGTTGGATACGTAGTATCTGATGAGCTTGTTGTATACATTTTTATGACCTGTGGTTTTGTTGTGCCCCTCGTAGTGAAAGTTTTTACTTGCTTTTTGACGAATAGTGAAATCAAATATGTTAGAATGATCCTTAATAGTAGTTTCAACAGGAATATCATTAACATAATACTGCTCAAGAGCAATCGAAACAATTCTATTAGATTTGTTCTTATGCAATTCAAAATCTGTAAGAAAGTCACCTTTCTTTTTAATTTCTCCATCTGTCTTGATAGCTAAATAGTCATTAACTGTGCTAAATATAATCTTACTATAGTCTGTACGTTCTAGTTCATATTGTGTTAAATCCATCCACCACTTGTTAATCTGGTGCATCTTGTCTACATCATCCTTATGAATCATAATAGTTACACCATCTGTATTAGCTGATATAACATGTAGTCCTTGTAATTCATAAGCTTCTATAAGCATCATCAAACTAAGCTCACCAGTAATAGTGGTGAACATAGTTAGTTGTCTGTCATAGATCCAACTCTGCATATCACTAGATTTACCATAAACAGAGTTTACAGCAAGCTTTAGTGCTCCTACAATACCTGCAATCTTCTTATCCTTCTTAGCTAGTGGTTTAAGTTCTAATCGTTTCTCAAACATATGTTTGTATCCACGAAGGAACTCTTTACCCAAGTGTGCAGGATAACGTCCATTGTTAATGATGATAGCTGGATAATACGAACTCACATCCCAATCAATTATAAGATGATCTTCATCAGCTTCAAACACTTTAGGTTTGTTCTCTGTATGCAAACCACCCTTCATAAAAGAATACACATTATCATAAAAGTGTATCTCTTCCTTGAAATCATCTTGCAATCCAAGCTTAAGCTTTCTCACTCTAGTATAGAACTCTTGTAGCTCTGGTGTCTGGAATGTCACATAATGTGCAATACAATCTTTTACAGGTACTTCCTTACGAAAT